CTCCTGGTACATCTTTCACGCCCAATCGTGATGCGACGCGCGAAAAATAGGCTTTGAATTCTGAGATAAATGAATTATTAATCTGTTGCAGCCACTGCAATGGAATAACAAAAAAGGCCGAGGGTGTCGGCCTTTTTTGTACTGGCGCTTTTCAGGGCTTCCCTTCGTCCAACTCGATGTTGTTTTCACAGTGATCGGGATCAAACCAGTCGAGCCACTTGCACAACATGCAGCCCCAGCGTCGGCCCTTGAGCCGGGCTTTACCGGCCCGTGAGCTGATCGTCTCGTCCTCATCGCCACCAAACGCGGTGTTGGCCAACTGGTCGAAAGACACCGCCAGCCGCCACCCACGAGCGCTGTTGGCCAGCACGGCGCAGAACATCCACACCAGACCCAGCACAGCCGCCAGCGCGCACACCAGCAACAGGGCCAGGCCCTGTACGATCCGCTTCACCATACGATGACACCGACTTCCTCCAGGTTTTCCGCCTGCTCCAGCAGATCCTCGGCGGCTTGGCGCTTGCCGATGATCGCCCCGGAATAGGCGGCGTAGCCCTCGGCCTTGGCCTGCACCCGCGCAGCCAGATCCGCCACAGTCAGGCCGCGCACCCCGGCGATGGCCGCCAACAGCAACGTGGGGCCAGGCGGATCGAGCTGAAACGCCGCTGCTTCCTGCACCTGTTGCGGCCAGCTCTGCAGCTCACCGGGCGGGTAGGTGCTGGTCAGTGCCGCCAACGCCAGCTCGCAGGCCGCGTTGATCTCCACCAACTTGGCGGCTTTGGCGGCGTCCAGCTTGTGCGGCTCGGCCGCGGGGTACGCCAGCTCGCCCAAGTACTCGGCATCGGCCAGCGAACACGCCGGGATCTCGTCCGGCTGGCCGGGCAGACTCACCACCACGAACAGGCCGTTTCCACGGTACTCAAGAGGCACCGACCAGACGCGCACAGTAGCGTCGGCTTGAGTCAGAGGCAGTGCAACGGTCTGGCCGTTAACGGTAAGGGTTCCATTTTCAATGTTCAAAAGCGCTCTCCTAAGAGCAAAGGGCGCCCGCTCGGCGGGCTAGCCCAAAGACATGACACAGGTCACAGGACCCATTACACCTTCGCGAGGCGGCCGCCGACGCCCGGGCTCGCGTACGACGCGACGCTGTAGATGTGCAGACAGAACAGCCCGGCGCCCGCGCTGCCGGTGTGGGCGCCACCGTGATACGCCACGGCACTGTAACTCTGATAGAAAATGTCGCCATAGCTGCCATTGCTGGCCGTCGTATCACCGGTGGCCGGGGCAAAGATGTCGCGCAAGTCATAGTCGACGCCCGTGTCCTCGGCCATGGTCACTGGGTAGGTGCCGCTGGTGGGGGCGGCTCGGGTGGTGGTTAGGTACGACTTGTTGCCATTGCGGTCCCATATCTTGAACTTGCTCGATGCATCAGTCTGCAGGCCATCGACCATCTGATAGACATTGCCCCACAGCCCGACGATGCCGCGCCAGGTGGCTAGCGCTACAGTCCCCTGATTGACGTATACGACAATTCCAGTGTTGACATTGCCCTGGCCAATCAGCGCTTGCGAATCGGCGCCGCCCATTTCGATCATCGCCAGCGTCTGAATGGCTGACAGCTGGTAGATCGACCACAGCGCAAAACCGCTGACACCCGCCGTATTGCGTGCGGCAGCGCGGGCCTGCATGGTCGGGAAGTCGATGTCGGTCAGTGGCGCCTGGCCCGGACTGGAGCCCAGCTTGACGCCGTCCGGCGTGCCCTGATACTTGCCGACCCAGAACTGTGCCAGGTCTGCGCCTGCGTTTTTGAACGCCGGATGCAAGGTGAAGCCTGCTGCAGGCTGGTCGGAGATCCATACAGCCTTCTTACCGACGTTTACGCCCGAGGAAATGGTGCCACGCTTCACGTAAAAAGCCGGAATGCGCACCATGTTTTGGCCGTCAATGACCTGATCCTGGATCGCACCAAAGGTGGCATGCGAGCTGAAAAACGAGGCGTCCGTCACCTTGGTCGCGCCGTTTTCGTCCACGCGAGCCCAAGTCCCTGCGCCGCCACCCGTAGACAGCATCGCAATACCGATCACATTGGCGAAGGCGGCCTTGGTGGTGATCTTGCTTTCGGTTGACCACTCCGACCAGCCCTTAGCGGCGCCTTTATGACGCACCTGTAGGTAATAGCTCAGCTGGCCCGGCAGCAACTTACCGGCGGGAACCACTGCCGTGAGCTTGTTCGTGGCGTCCTCTCCGCTGTCCCATACGGGAGCGGCGTAGCTGCCTGCGGCTGCACGAATGCGCCATTGGCTGGCTGCGTGCGTATCGGTACCACCTGAAACAACAAAGGCCGAGCTGGTCAGTGTTGGCTGCTCAGGCACGTCCGTGGCGTTAGCAGCCGGCCCGGTAATGCTCGGCGCCGCAACATAGACAAACGACGACGCAGTGGTGAAGCTTGAGACGACCGAATAATCCGACCACAGGCCCGCCACGTCCTGCACCCGCGCACGCCAGTAATAGACCGTATTCGCCAGCAGCACACCCGCCGGTAACGCGTAGGACAAACCAGAAGCCAGCACGCCAGAATCATGCAGCACTGTGGCAAAGGTCGCAGCAGTCGCAATTTGAAACTGCACGCCGGCCTGGGCGTTGCCTGACGGCGTGCTGTAACCCGCCAGGGCCAGCGTGGGGCGCTCCATAACACCGGTGGCAGCGGCTAAGGGCGCGCTAATCAGCGGCGTAGTCGGACGCAGATCCGGGTTAATGAAGCCGCCAAGCCCCGTCGTATTACCCAGCGCCACGATGTGCGCAATGGTCATCGCCTCGCCTTCGACATCCAGGCGCAACCCACCATCGCCGCGCATCGGCAGGATGTATTCGTAATCGGCAAAACCGACCGGGATATCACCACCGGTACGACGCTGCGACCAACCGGTTTCTTTCCAGGTCGGCTGGTAGCCGTCGCGGTAGTACAGTCGAGCCATCCCGGAGTTCAGCGTGCGACGAATGACAACGGCGCCACCGGCCTGATCGGTGCCGATGTTGATCGAGCGGGTCAGGTAGATATCACCCGGCACCGCCGCTGCATTCGAGGCGCCCAGCACCTTGATACTGGAACGCAGCACTGACGCCGCAGCCCCCCAGTTACGCGACAGGTTCGCCGTCAGACGCACGCGCTGGCTCGACAGGATCGCCTGTACCTGCACCAGCGCCGAGACAGGCGCAGGGTTACCCGATCCATCCAGGGCGGTCGGATCGTTCAATACATAGAACTCACCGACGCGCAGGCCGCTGGTGTCGGCCACGTCGAGCGAATCGTCGCCGTTCACGCCCTGCATCACGGCGACCGGCGCCAGATCGATCAAGGTGTAACCCTTCACGAACATTTCGAAGTTGATCACGTTGTTGCGGTACATCCAGTCGAGTGCCTGGGCCTTCTGCACCGATACCGCGCTGGAGGCTTCCACGCCGTCCAGGCGCTGGGCGAGTTGACCAGTAGCTTGGTCCGTCGCCTGTTTGTTCGATTCGACGGCCGCCTTCACTACCACGGTGTTGTCGAGCAACTTCTGGTAATTCCCGTTCCACGTATCGGGATGGGCCACACTGTTGCTGGTCAATGCCGGAAGACTGCTAGAAAATTCCGGGTTAGGGCTTGGGTTCAATGGCATGACGGCTCCTCAATATTCAAAGACGATTTCAATTTCGAGTTCGGTGGAATCCTCGAACTCTTTGGGCTTCATCACGCGACGCCCCATCAGCACACCCGCCGCCGTGAACACCGCCACTTCGCGCAGCACGTTGGTCCCCGCCTGGGCACCGGTCAGCACGCCGGTAACTTTCAGCTCGGGGCCGACCACCTCGACGGCGACGGGCACCCGAACAAACTCGGAGGCCAGCGCGTTGTCCTCATCCGGCGAATACGGCTTGTCGCCGGAACCGAAAGCCATGAACGCGGCCGGGGAAATGGCGGCGCCGGTCGCCGCGCTCAGCGCGACCTGATGCCGATAGGCAATGGCTACCGGGGTAGCAGTTGGATTGCTCATAGCGGTTCCTGTGTAGTGAGGCCGTTTTGTTTGGTGCGTATCACGCCGCTGAACCACAGCCCCGGGCCACCCAGCTCACCGCCGAGCAGCCAAGTACCATCGAGACGCGGCAATGCGAGGTGATCGAGCTGGGCACTGGCGAGGCTTAACCCCTCATCCATCGGCCAGCCCTGCAGGGTCATTTCGCCTAACGTCCAGCTGCCATCGAGCGGCCGCCAGACGTCACCCAGTGCCTTAGGTGGGTCGCAGCGCGGCCCGGCCATGGTCATGCTCAGGCGCATGGTGATTTTTTGTCGGCTGTCGATATGGCCGTTATCCAGGGGCACCCCGGTCAAGGTCCGACCATCGAGCGGCCGCCCGTCCAGCGTCCAGCTGCCATCGAGCAGCAACGGCACTTCTCCACCGTCGAGCTTCCAACAGCCGTCGAGCGTGCGCCGCGCGGCGGGCTGAAAGCGCTTGCACTTGTCGAGCTTGATGCGCAGCCGGGCCGCCAGTGACTTCAAGGTAATGCGCGCCTCGAAAGCCACCTTGAGGCCCGCGATCAACGACACCAGCTGACTGCGCTCCGGGGCAAAACTCTCGGCCACCGCGCGGATCTTGCGTTGATGCTCGCGGGTCCAGATGCCCGAGGCGGCATCGAGCCGGATCGCGTATTCGGTCCAGTGATTCAACGCGCTACGGCGGATGATTTGCCCGGTGCTGGCCGTGTCCGGCACGGTCAGCACCACCGAGCCGTCGAGCAGCCAACTACCGTCGAGCACATGGCCACCGGCGGCGACCCATTGCGCGTGGTAGTCCGCTTGCTCGATCAGCTCCAGCACCGGATAACCGAACGCGGCCAATGCCTGTTTAACCGCCCAGGGCGTGCCGCGCTTTCGGTGCCACTGAATAGCGCCCTTGATCAAATCCCGGCGCTGTTCATCGGTGTCGGCCAGCTCCCAGAAGTCCACCGACAAGGCCCAAGCCAGGAACGGCAAGAACTCGGGCGGGCACAGGTCCGCGTCCCAGAGCGTGCGAATCACGTCCGGGTCAATGCCTATGACAGAACCCGCCTCGACAATCGACCGCTCCAACAGCGTGCTATTGGATGGCAGCAGCTGCGCGTTACTCATAGGCAATCACCGACTCCACCACAATGCCGGTGCAGTACGGCGCGCCCTGGTCGTCACCACCCACGGCCACCATAGGGCTTGAAAGCTCGATGCCCGTCACACCAACGACACCGAGCGCCGCAATGACCATTTCGCGTGTTACCGAGCCACCTAACTCGCGCTGCGCCTCGGCATATGCCGCTGCCGCATCGCGAGCGGCCAACAGGGCCGGTTCCGTGGCCGCACCTGACGGAAACTTTAGGACCGCATTGAGTTGCCACGGGATGGCATACGCGGGCACCACATGCACCGTGTCACTGAGCGGCCGCACATCCTCAGCATTGAGCCGCAGCGTGACCGCTTCCAGCACCTCGGCCGACGGCACCCCATCACCCAGGCGACTCAGGACCGTGACGCGGATCGATCCGTCATCGAGCCGTTCCGCCCGCGCATCGAGCACGTCATCGTGCGCGCTACGGGCGTGATATTCGTAGGCCTTGCGCGGGCCTGCCGTGCTGTAGCCATACGGGGCTTGGCGGCCCCGCTCGCGGAACGCATCGTCTCCTTCGCCTTCCAGGCGCTCAGCACCCAGAAGGGACAGCACGCTATCCAGATCGCCTTTGGTCGACGACGGCAGCAGTACCGCCCGAGCCGCCGAGTTGACCCGCGCCCGCAAGAACACGATGGAATAACAGAAAGTCTCGAACTCTTTCATCACCGGGTCAGACTCAAGCTCAGCCGTCCAGCTGCTGCCCATCGACGCCTTGAACCGCGCAAGAATCTCTTGGAACTCATCCTCAAAACTGAGGGTGTCAATCACATCAGGAACGGGGAGTTTCGACAGATCAACGATGCTCAAGCGGCCACCTCCGTAATTTCGTCGACAGCCTGCCCGAGGTATTCACCCACCAGACGCAAGCCAATTTTCCCGTTGAGCACCGACACCACCACGACCCGCTCCAGCTTTAGCCGAGGCTCCCAGACCTTGAGCGCCCGAACGGCCTCGGCCTGCACTGAGCCTTTCCAACCCTCGGTGACAGGCATGTCGACGTAATTGGGGATGTTGCTGCCGTAGGTTGGCCGCATCACCCGGCTACCAATGCGCGTACTCAAGATGTCGCCGCAACACTGGATCAAGTGGGCAATGCCGCTGATCGGCAGGCCCGTGTTCCGGTCGCGTCCGATCATCTGTCGTTACTCCTTGACCAGCTCGAAGTCCGCGTGCGCCTTCAAGTAAGCCAGCGCTTCTGCGTCATCGGCCGCCACTTGCCCACGGGCCACGGCCAAGGTGCGACCAGAGGGCAGAACCAGGGTGCGAGAGGTGAATACCGAATCGGCATACAGCGGACTTGGCGGCGCGACAGGCGCAACCACGGCCGCAGCCGCTACACCGTTAACAACAGGGGTATCAGCCGCCTTTTCAGCAGGCTTTTTTGCAGCAGTTACAGCAGCCATCGGTTTTCCTCCAGGCATGAAAAAGCCCGCCGAAGCGGGCCATGAATTGACTGTTAGTGCTTGTGGTTTGGACTGTTGCCGCCCTTGTCCATGATCGTGCCGTCAGCGTCGACGTTACCCTTAACGCTCAAGTTGCCTTCTATGGAAACGTTGCCCTTGAGCGTGATGTTCGGCGCATCTACCGTCGCGGTAGTGGTCTTGGCCGCCACCGCGCTATCCGTAACGGCTACTGTCGACGCGCCGACCTTGATGTTCACGGTTCCCGTGGGCACCGTAATGTCATAGGTCTTGGCCTGCCAGTCGTAAACGATCCGGCCGCCGTCGTCGAATTCCCAGACCTCGACATGATCCCGATCATCCGGCGCCGTACCGCCATCCCCGTACACACCCCCCATGAACCGCGCCGCCTGGGGCACACCGCTGGGACTGAACAACGTGCCCGATTCACCCAGGCTGGGCGCTCGCCAGTGCCGCGCCTTACCGGCCGAGGCGCTATGCCAGCGCACGAAAGGGCTTACCCAGTCGCCGCACTTGATGCGGATCATGGCCCTTTTGAGGTCGACCGCCACCACCTCGCCCGTCTTGACCATGGACGCAATCATGCGGTCATGATCACCCACCGCCTCGCGACTCACAGAGCCACCAGCTCGACGTCAACTTCACCCGGAGCAGGCGCGAGCCTGACCGGCGTGTTGACGATTTCCGGGAAAGGCCAGTCCTCGATATCGCCAATATGGATTTCTTGGGCCCACTCCAGACCGAAGACCTCGAAGCCTTCAAGCGCCGGGTTCGGCGCCGGGCCGCCCTTAACGTCCGCCGTGGTGTCAACGAAGTCCAAGCCCCAATACTGAGCGCGCAACACTTGCGTCAGCTTGAGCGACAGCCAAGCAGCCTGCAAAGCCGCCTTTTCAAGGGTGGGATCAGTCAGGACAACAGCCTGAAACCGGGCGTTAATCACCGTCACGCCCGTTCCCGGGTCGTCTGCCGGAACCCAGTCAGTCATAGCGAAGAACACGGCCGGCAGATTGAAACCGTCTTGCAGATCCGGCTGCCAGTCGACAAGCACGTTTTCTGGCAGCGCTGCCTGAAACGTGGCCTTGATCGCCCCATACAGCTGCTCAAGCTCGTTCATTACTCGCGCCTCAATACCAAAACAGCCATACCGGTGCCGTCCGGCTTGATTTGCGTGACGGTGTGACGGCCACCCCCCTGCGCCAGGGACAACTGGACGTCGACGACATCGCCCTTTTTGAGGGCCAGCACGTCAGCGGCACGCATTTCAAACGTCGGCTCTGTCACCTCGTCCGGCGTGGCGACATTGCCCAGGTTGATACGGTGCGTGCCCTTGGCCTTGTCGCCGCTGTAAGGCGAGATGAACTCGCCCGACAGTTCGCGCCCGTCATCGAGCAACGCCCGGTCGCCCAGGGTATTTACCAGCACCGCGTCCATTTTGGCCGCCTGCGCCCGAAAGGCCGCGACCGGCATTACTGGATCAACAACGCTTCGGCGTAACCGCCCGTAGCGTCAGTCATCAGCTTTCCGAAACGCACCGAGTCGGCGGTATCTACCGCCACCAACGTGCCCGCCAGCACACTGACGGCCTTGCCGGCCTTAAGCGCGCCGGTCACCGGCAACACCCAGACGTCCCCCAGGACGGCGGTGAAGGGCTGCCCCTTGACCGTGGATTCCAGCGGAATCACCACCATGTCGTTTATCACTACCGGCTGCCCGGAGGTGGTGCCCCCCGTAGGCGATGTGAGGGTGATGGTTCTGCCCGTACCCGAATAATTTCCAGCCATTACTTGATTCTCCATGCCACAGAAACGACAAACCCCGCACAGAGCGGGGCTTTGAGGAAAACGGCGAATTATTTGCCGTTGGACTTGTACAGACCGCGATAGTCGAGCGGCGCCACGCCGGCATCGATCCGCACCTTGGTCATGACGCCGTCCGAGGTGAAGCCTTCTGTCTGCTCCACATACGGGGTTTCGATGCCATCCAGATACGCGACCTCGATGGTGTCAGAGCCTTGTTTCGCCGCCAGATACCACTGATCCGGGGAATTATCATCCAGACGCGGCTCGCCGATCACTTCGGCAAAGTTGCGGATTGGGTTCGCGATGCCAGCATTAGAAGTCGTCCCGGGCATCGACTCCGAAGTGATGATTTGGCGCGCCTTGTCTTCCAGGGCAATCGGGGTCAGCACGAAGGCCGGGCGGATGTTCAACGTGCGCGGCTTGCCGCCCTTCACGTCGACTTTCTGCAAGGCCATGGCGGTCTTGCCCGCACTCAAGGCTTCCACCGACAACGCAGAACCGGCACCGGTACCGAGGTTTTTGCGCGACGCATCAAACAAAAGCTTGTCGTCGCTCAGCTTTGGCGGACTGGTCAGGATCGCATACACCAGGTCACCGATGGTCGCGCGTGCCGCCTGTCCCATCTTGTACGGAATGTCGCTCAACAGCGACAGGTCGTCGTTGATGATTGCCTGGCGGTTGATGCCGAATAGCTCGCCGTAGGTCGCCAATTGGATACGCTCCCCTCGGTCGCCCAGGGTGATGTGCTTGTACTCGGCGCCCGGGCGCACTTCGCGCAGGCTTGGAAACTCGCCCAGGCCAACCCGCGCCACCGTTTTAAAGTCGCTCAAGCGGCCTTTACGGGTCCATTTCTGGAAGGTCTCGTCCGACTCTTCCCAGCCGAGCAATACCGACTTGCCCGCGATGTCGAGCAGGATCTGGCCGAAGTCGCTGGACGTGTGCGTGAACGCCATACCGACCATCTGCATCGGCGCAAGGGTTGCCACCAGAATTCCGCGCTCGGTCAAGGAGGCTCGCGCCAACTCGCGCAGGCTCATGTTATTGAAACCGTTACTGGCTTCGATTTCCGCGTGGCCCACACGGGCCATCAAAGAGGAACGAACCGAATCGCCCACCAGATTGCCGTTGGAAATATGACCTGGATGCTGGCCCGGGGCCGCGACTGTAGAGGCCGTGGCGCCTTCGCCCAGCTTGGCAAGCAGCTTTTCTCGGGCCACTGCAACTGAGCAGTTCATGTCGGTAATGCAAGCGTTCAGCAACTCGGTCTGGGACGCAGCAAAACCGCCAAAGGCAGCGGTAATTTCAGTACGGCGAACGCCGTCTTCAGCCACGACCTGGGCGCGGATCTGTTCGACCGTCAGGGTGTTAACAGGCGCAGCTACTGGCGCGACAGGGGCTGACTGCGCAGGCGCATTGCCGCGCGGGTTCATCAGGGTTTGAAGCGCTGCTTCTGGTGGCATGTTGGTAAACTCCTGCATGCGTTTGGATGTGAGAGAGGCGGCAACCTTTAACGGCTCGATCAATTCGTCAGCGAAACCGGCTGCCACCGCTTCGCCGCCTTCCATCCACGTCTCCGCTGAAAGCAGCGCGTGAATTTCTTCGGGGGTTTTGCCGGTTTTGCCGACGTAAGCCTGAACAAGGTTGCTTTCCACCTTGTCGAGCAGAGCCGCGTATTGGCGCATAGCCTCGGCGTCACCGCCCTGCACGCCCCACGGCTTGTGAATCATCATCATGGCGTTGGCCGGGATATAAACCCGGTCGCCCGCCATCGCCACTACGCTTGCCATAGAGGCGGCCAAGCCATCGATGTACACGCTCACGTAAGCCGGGTGGCCCTTGAGCGCGTTGTAAATCGCCATGCCTTCGAACACATCACCGCCGGGCGAATGAATGCGCACATTGATCTGTGACACGTCACCGGCTGCGAGCAGATCCAGAACAAACTGTTTGGCGGTGATTCCCCACGCGCCAATCTCGTCATACATCATGATTTCGAGGGTGCCGCCTGCCAGGGCGCGCATGGCGTACCAGCTTTCTTGCGGCTTGTTCTCGACGGTGATAGCCGTCGTGATGGCCGCCACAGATGCACGGGGCATCATTAGCGGCTCAGGACTTCTTACTGAGGTCTGCATTGAGGGTCACTTTCCCGTAGAACGTGTGATAGGCGTCCGAGCTGAACACCAGCCCCGCCGCCCGGTTGGTTTTGATTTCCGCCGTGCGTGAGGCCTTGAGTTCCTGCGGATTGCGACCGCGCGCGCGCGACACCTCGGCCTCATCGGCAAAGCCCGCCTCAACCAGCAGTTTCCAGGCGTTGGCCTCTTGAACCGGGTTGATCCAGGGCATCACCGGCCCCTGATACACCGCGTTGTAAACAGAGGTCATATCAAGATCAGGCGGCGCCCTGAGCACCCCACTAAGCAAGGCCATTTCGACAAACGTCCGGTACACCTTGCGGGACCAATAGTCGATAAACTCATGCTGCAACTGGTCATAACCCAGCTGGCTCTCCACCAGCTCTTGACGTTGCGCCGAGTAGGTGCCGTTGTAACTGCGCGTGGCCGTCGAATAACCCATACGGGTGCCCGCCGCGACTGCCCGCAACTGCCCGTTGCGGAAGCTCTCAACAAACTGACTTGGCCGGTTGCTTTCGATCATGCCCACGTCTTCACCGGGCATCAGGCCATCGAACACCATGCCCGGGGCAATCGGGATGCTCCGAGCACCAACGGCCTGACCGTCACCGCCTGCGGCGCCCGGGCTGGGCGTGTAGTCATCGGGCGAACCCTTCTTGATGAACATCGCCAAAGCGGCACTGATCCGCGCGGCAACCCGCTCGCTTTCCTCGTAATCCTTGATGTCTGCAAGGCGTGTCAGTACGGCATGCAGCAGTGGTTGCCCACGGCTCTGCCCGATCCGCTTACGGTTCGCGATATGCAACATGCGGTCGGCCGGGACAAACTTGGTCTTGAACGACGAGGCATAACCCAGCACGCTGCCCGGGTGCTGGGTCAGCAGGTTGAAACCCTTGACCCGCCGCCACGCATCGCGGGTGATGCCCTGCACCACACCGTTGGCCGCATCGTTGTAATTCCAGGGCAGGTAGTCCGGCTCCAGCAACTCAATGGAAAACGGCACTGCGTGCAAGTGCGTGAAGTTGGAAACTTTGCCCAGCAGCAGTTGGCCCAGCGCCTCACCATCACGCAACCACGTCCGACACACCAGCCGCTCCATCTGCGGGCGAGTCAGTTCGCCCGAGGTTTCAGGGCACAACGACCATTCGGCGTAAGCCCGCTTCAGTTGTGCCGCAAAGATGGTGTGGACGTCCCCGGACTTATCCAGCGGTAACGGCTCCACCGCAATGCCCGAGCCACCCACTACCCGCTCTTCCAGGCGGTCGAAAATACCGGTTACAAGGTCGTGATTCTCGTCCAAGTGGCGGCTTTGCTCGCGCAACGACACACCCGCTATCTGCAACGAAGCGTCAGCACTTTTTGACTGTCGCGCGGCCTTGTGCGTGCGCGTCACCTTGGCCGCTTCGAATGCCTGAATTGCATGGTCTGCGGCTATGCGCTTGAGCACTAGCCCGGGGAAAACCGGCTTCAGAATCCGGTCGACGATGTTCAACGAAAGGTCGCCAGCGAGTAACCCGGGTTACCACGGGCCGCAGCAGCCTGGGCATTCACCCGGCGCTCCCACTCCTTGCGACCCGCGATGATTTGCGGCAGATCCGCGCGGACCAGCTTGCGACCGTTGAAGTTGATTTCCTTGCCTTCCAGAACCGCCGCCTCAGCGTCAAGGTACTTGTCCAGCATTTCCTGAGCGGTCATAGCCATCCGTTGTTCTCCATACCGAGCCAGTCACCAGTGGCGGCGGGCTGGACTGTTTGCGGGACAGCCGAAGGCGGCGGCGCAGATCGCACCGGCTCGGGCTGTTCGATTTCTTCGGGTTCATCTTCCGGCGCTTCTGGCACTTCCCACGTACCCGACTCGGGCACGTATTGGGCCTCCATTGCGAGCCGGTCCAGGTCCAGGCCAAAACGCTCCTGACTGATCCGCAACGCGGCCAGCGCGTACACAAAACAGTCGAGCGCTTCGTTACGCCGCTTGCTGGCATCCCAGCGCAGCACGCGCCGACCCTTCGCCAAGATCCATTTCTTGGTTTCGCTGGTCAGCTGCTTCAGCTCGTCGTCGTCACAGATCAGGTCGTCTGCCGGGAAGTGGATCAGGCCCGCCATGGCGCGATTGCCGTCCGGCTGCAATTTGAGCCGGTTGTAAATGACCTCTTTGGCGTTGTCGGTGCCGATTTCGGTCAAGTACGTTTTGGACTTTTTCTCCTTCTTGCGCGGGAAGTTGGCAATGGGTTTGCCGTAGGTGCTTGCCCCGAATATCGGGATAACCCAGTGCAAGCCGTGCTTGCGGCTCTGCGCCCTGACCGTCTCAGAGTGGTGTCCACCCGAGTCCCAGCACCAGCGCATAACGCCCATTTTGGTCCCGTCAGCCCGGGTGAACTGCCTGTGCAGCTCTAACCCAACCTGACGCAACAGCTCGGCGCTGGCCGGGTCGCCCGTCAGTACGCGGCGATAGATCAACCATGACTCTTCGCCAGCACCAAAGCCCCACACCCGCAATTCGTAGCGGTCGTCCTGCGTGTCGATCCCGCCCGTCAGTACCACGCAACGGGCCGGAACATCGGCCGTATACACCTCTCGACGGGCGCGCAACTGCTCCCAGTCGACCTTTTCGGTGAAGTCTTCTTCCCATGGCTCGCCCAGTGTCGTGTTGACAAAGGTCTTGAGCTTGCCCCGATCCTTACCGGCCTTATCTCGCTCGTCCGCGATCTTCACCCAGGTGGTGAAGGTGGAATAGATCGTCCAGATATGGAACGTGAGACGGCGGGGTGTGGGGATAGGCGCATCATCAGCGCCAAACCACTCCATGCTGTCACGGGTCCAAATGCCCGTTTTCTCGCAGATGTAGCGACCCGAACGCGAACCCTCGACCATCTCGTGATGCTCGAAGGTGCAGCCGTTACCCGACTCGCACAGATACCAAGCCTTATCGACCTCACCGCGCGCGTCCTTCGACCACTTGAGGCCATACGGCTCGTCCTTACCGCCCCACTTGAGGGTTTGCTCAGTGTTGCAGCACGGACAGCGGACATGGAACCGGAGCAGGTAGGCCGACTCTTCGGCCGCCCGCGTGATCTGGCAACTACCGGCAAGCTTGGGGGTAGAGCCGCGTATGGACTTAGGAAAGGTCGCACCCTCAAGTCGCTTATCCCCGAGAAAGGTGGGAGAACCCTCGTTGTTGATGTCCGCGTCAAAGCTGGACAACTCGTCGTAACCCACCTCGTCCGGGCTTTTCTCGCGGTAGTTGCCAGCGGCCTTGCCACCCAGCCACCACAGAACCTTGCGGTTCTCAAATGTCTTTTGGTCCTCGGTGTTGTCCTTGTGTTTCTTGCCGAACCAGGGCGCCATGGCCTTGATAACGGGCACGTCCCGGATCATCGGGTCAACGTGCTTTTTCATGATGCCTTTGGCGTCGTCGTCCGTAGGACTCCACATGCAAATGCTGCGTTTCTTGTGCTTGATCTTGTAGGCAATGTTCGCCAACAGCATCTTGGTGTAACCGATCCGTGCCGATTTCGGCAGGTTCAGTTCGTGAATCAGGTCGTTACCCATAGCGTTCAGCAACGCCACCTGGAACGCCTCGGTCTTCCACTTGCCCTCGCCATAGGACGACTCTGAGGACATGTAGAAATATTCGTCTGCGAATTCAACCGCCGTCATGGGCGGATCAACTTCAAGATTCTTTAAGCCGCGCCGAACCGCCTCAACCAGTGCTTTCATCCAGAGAGGAGACGTATTCATCTAAAAGCTCCGGAATGCGATCAGCCAACCCGGCCGCCGCGTTACGCGTAACGGCGATTTCTGTCTCGACCGCCTCAAGGTGCCGAGCGCCAATATCCGGGTGTTTGCGCTTTACGTTCTTGTGGACGGTGTTAAGGGTTGAAGCCAGCTGCGCCGACAGACTTGCCAGCGCGTAAATCATGAAACCGACAGGGACAAGCTCCTTGTCGCCTACCTTGTTTTTGCGTGCCTGGGCATCGGCCTGTTCTTTGGTCAGGCGCAAGCGCTCGACATCGATCTTGTAACCAATCAGCGGATCGACTTCATCCGAGCCAGGTTGATGCTTCACGCCTTGGTGCTTGAGCCGGTTATCCAGCACCGACCGAACGTCGTAAAAGGACTCGCGGCCGATCTTCGCGACTGCCTCAACGCCCCATTTGTCAAAGGCCTGCGTCGAAATTCCGAGACTATCGGCCATGCTTTTTTTGTTCAGCCAGAACGGCTGACGTGTGATCGTTGTGATTTTCATAAAGAAACAACAACCAACCTCTAGAAAAGGGTCATACGTAGCGAAACGACGGGCCTCGAATTACCCCCTAGGGGGCGGTACGTCCGGGAGTACCTTTTTGGAAAAGCGCAAGACTTTTCGTAGATTTTTCGATCTTTTTTTTCATGGCCTCATCACTTCGCTGTGAGCACCGCCGCCGTCATTGCCAGCTCAGCCTCGACAGGCAGTCGAGCCGATACGATCCGATCAGCGATGCCGTAGAAGTCGAACAGCGAGCCATACGACGGGTCTTTACCGAACGCGAACAACATGTTGATTGAGCCGCCTTTCTTGCCGACCCTTTCAGCAATACCCAGCGCACCACTACCTTTGCCCAAGACAAAGAAGCGGCGTTGATTGCCAGCACTGCGCCTGCTGTCGGTACTGTTCGAATGCTTATCGCCTTGAGCGCCGAGACCCGAAAGAATCTTTTGCAGCTGGCCGCGACTGATGTTGCCGTGAGCATCCAACTTCATGCCCGCCCCAGGCATAAGCGACTTACCCGAGGGCAGCAGGCCACGCGCGGCGAATAGCGATTCACTGCGCTTACGTGGCCGAGCGCCACCCATCACCTCGGGCATAAGCCATTTGGTAGGGGCCGCGCCCTTAGACGCGTAATCCTTCACGCCCAGTCGAGCCTCAAGGCGCCCTTTCTTGGCGAACTTGATAAACAGGCTGTTGAGCGTGAACTTGGTGGGCCGGTCGAAAGCGGCTTTCATGGCCGCTATCTCGGCGTCCCTTGCCTGCTCTGCCGTCTTGTTGAGGGCAGTAGCAAGGGCGAACGGCAATTGCCGCTGCTCAAGGTCGGACAACTTACGGCTCAGCAAGGCCGCGCCTTGCGTGGATATTCTCAACACGGGGCGACCTCGCTAACCAATGAATGACTGCCGGTTACGTCTCCGGCGTCCGTGCTGCAGGACCGCACTAGGGGCACACAGGGCCGCTGTCGGGGCCAGTAGCAAACTGGCGCACTCCGGGTCGGTATTCAGGTACACCGCCGACCATCGCACCCGTTCTTTCGTGTGGCTCAACGCCCCTTTACGGCCGGGGAGGCCTGCGAACTACTTCATATCAAAACCTCCCAGCGCCCAGATCACACCCACCACAATGGCAAAACCGTAAAAGGTCACAAAAGGCCACCAGCGGCGCTGCTGAATAAACCGCGCTGGCTGGGTGGTTGGCGGCGGCTCTGGCGGTCCCGGCTCCGGCGTCCACTCACTCAACGACCTTGGATCATGGAACATCACAAGATCAACAATGGCGCGGGGCGCGCTGCGATTCTGAGAGTAATCCACTCCTAGAACCTGTACGCGCTCCACCTTGACATTGGGCGCAGCCAGGTCGAACTCAGAAGCTTTAGCCGCAGCCTCGGACAGCAGTGCGTTAAGCTCGGGACCTTCCAAAATGCATCGCACCGAAGTGAGATTGGTTCGATTTGGAATGACTTTCATCTCAAACCCTCGTTAACCGCGCTCTACCGACTGGCGATGATCCATCAAGCCCTGAATCTGCGCGGCGATGGATGCGGCGCATTCAGGCGTCGCGCCTGTGATGCTGATCGTGCCAATGGTGACAGTCGGCGGCAGATCAACCGCGAAGGCCTCACCGGGAGCCAGATCAGTAACGACCGATTTCAACAGCTCCACAGACGCCGCAGGCGCTGCCAGCACGCGACTGGCATCGGCCGAAACCACGCAGGTGTCAGGGGGAAAGTGCGCGGTCAAGTTGTTGGACTCATCGCGGAAGTTAACGCCCTGCTCGGTAATGCAAAAACAAGCGGCCACTACCGTGGTGCGCGAAAGCAAATCACCAAACACAACAAAACTTTTCAGCGGGTGTTTTTGCTGATCGTTCATTTCAAACCCTCGTTATGCGTAACGGCCGAGACCTGACAGGCCTCAGACTCTCGACAATCCACATGCCCCATGAAGGCGTAAGCCAGCAGAAGCACCAACAACGTCACCAGCGGCCGGCAACTCACAGCGCATCCGCCTTTTTCTCAGCCCAGCGACGGCCGAGCTGGCGAACCCACTCGACGCCGAGAATCCCGACAAACCCGGCGACGGCGTAGGACAGCCCGCCACCCATGCCGAACTTCTCGGCACCGACACCGACCAGGAACACCAGCACACCACCCAGCGACGCCTCAATCAGGCGTCGATCCCATCGCGGCTCTTTGTCGTCGTAAAGAATGCGCAGATAGCTCAGACCGAAAGCCAGCAAGCCGGCAAAACCGTGATCCTTGAGGGCTGCAATGACAATGACCCAGAAAGTCGGGTCTTTTTCTGGGGGCATGGTCGGCATCTCGTTTTCTCCCGAAGCACGGGGAATAGGCATAAAAAAACCCCCGACCTATAAGGGCCGGGGGCTGAATTGACTGATACTGGATGAGCATCGTGGCCGGAACAACACCACAATGACGCAAACGATAGGGGAAACTGCAAAGCCAGTCAACAGTTCGTGTAAAAAAACACTATTCGTGCAAAACCCGCGCACTGTCAACCCTGCTTTTTTTGGCCCCGCCTCACAACGCCAGGGCGATCTCCGACCGCGCCAGAAGGCACCGCGACTCACGCCCCCAAGTGCCGCCGCAGCCCCGTGGCAGCTCCTTCTGACAGTTTTTGCAAAGCCGCCCGGCCAACTTGCCCTGCTCATGCCGCAACCGCTTCACGTCGTTACGGATCAGCGTTTTGATGTACTCGGTTGTTGTGTACGGCTCACCCTGAGAGCCCCGGCCCGCGCGGCGTTCGTCCAGCTCGGCGCGCTCGTACGGGCTAAATTTCAGTTCCAACACCTCAACCCCGGCCGCCTTTTCGCGTTCGCGCTGCTCGCGCTTGCGCTGAGCCTCGGGGCTCAGGTCGCTTTCATCCTCGCCGTGACGTGTCACAAGCCCGCTTTCCTCGGTCAGCTCGACGCACGCCTCGATAGTGGCTGCGAGTTTTTCGGTCTGGTCGTACCGCTCCAGGGCGCTTTTGGTGCTCATATAAATCCTCTTAGATGATTAATTTTGGTTTAGGGCTCTAGGCCAGCCAGCCGGCGGGGTCCAGGGCAACCGGCTTAACGGCGCGTCTTGCTCCTGTCTTGTCGTGCAACACGTCAAAGCCCTGCGCATCGAGCCAGGCGTGCCAGCGCTCCAGGGCGTTGCGTTTGAGGACTTCCCCACGCGATTGGAAGTAGGTCGCCTCTAGATCCGTCAGGGAATGATTGAGCAGCAGCTTGGCCACAAGACCGTCCACGTCCAGTTCGCCCCAGGTGGTCCGGGCCAGTTTGCGCAGGTCGTGACTGGTCCACTCGCCGGCGCCGAACTGGGTAAAGATGGCAAAGGCATGGCTACGGGACATCGGTCGGCCGGAACGCGCAGACGATGGGAACAGATAGGCCCCGTCATAGCCCTGGGCCTGCTGCTGGTCTCGGTGACGCTGCAGAAAGGCCACGGCTTGCGGGGTCAGCGGCAACAGGTGGTCGCGGTGGGATTTGGTGTCGAGTGCCGGTATGAACCACTCCCCCGCGTCCAGATGGATGTTTTTCCACTTGGCCAAGCGGGTTTCGGTGATGCGGGTCGCATGGGCCAGCATCATCACCAGCAGCGCCACGGCCGCCGGATCACGCGCGAAGCCATCGGCCCAAGCGGCCAGCAGATCGACCACGGCCACATGTCGCAAGCGCGCGCCCTTAGGCCTGATCCTGGCCTTGGTGAAGTGCTTAAAGGTCAACTCTTTGACCGGGTTGACGGTGACCTTCTTCAGCTCCAGGGCAGCACCAAACACCACCTTGAGCACGTCCAGCACCGACTTGACATAAGACAGGCTGTATTCGGCTTGCATGTGCCGGATCAGGTGGCAATCAAGGGTGTCGGCATTGAGTTTGCTCAGGTGCAGCTCGCCCAAGGCAGGCAACAGCTGGCACTTGATGGCCGACAACGTCGAGCCTCGGCGACTCTTAGACAGGCTGTTATCGGTCCTCAGGCGCTCGGCGTACCACTCCAGCACCTGGCCGACGCGCTCCCAGCCATCCACCGTGGCCGATGCCGCCGGATCAGCCAGCAGCCGAGCATGGACCACCGGCAAACTGTCGAGCATGACCCGGGCCGGCACGTCGGGCCAGTTGGCCGCCTTTCTCCACTTGGCGCCGCCGTCATAGCGCACCAGATACCAGCTGCCTTTGCTGCGTTCGTTACGGTAACGAAAGCGCAGCGGGTGCCGGGGGTCTTTCAGCTCGCCAATGCTCGGATCACCGGCATAGCGCTTAATGACGGCATCGGAGATTTGGACTTGTAGGGTTTGTGCCATGTACGGGCCTCACTGGTGCCCACGGCCGGGCCGGCGGGCGGCGTTGTCTTTCTTCAGGCAAAGCGAACCCACAGGCGATACTTCGCCTCACTCGCTTTTGATGGGTTAGAACCTTGTTATGCGTAACGCGACGTCAGTAGCTTTCGACTTCAGCGGTAGGCCAAATTACCCGGGCGGCACTCAAAGCATCGGCTTCGGTACAGGGTGGGCACAGCATTGGAAACGCGGCATAGCCCGGCACTCGGACCAGCCATGCCCCGCGCAAAATCGGCATCAGCTACCGGCCGCCTCAGATGCCAGATCGCCCGCCCCGGTATAGCCAAGCCCTTCATGAAGGCAGACCTCGGCAAAGGCCGTCAGCGGCTTAACAAACAGCAGGCAGTGCGCGCCCGGCGCGTCCCAGCCACCGGCATAATGAAAGCCGGCCAGATCCTCACCGGACAACTGACGTTGCCGATGTTCGGGCGACAGACATGCAGGCAGTGCACCCCGGGCGCATTCGGCGTGCACGGCAAAACCCAGGGCCTGACCGACCGCATACAGGTTGGCACCGGAAAACCCGGCAAAAAGTGGGTGCATGCTCATGTGATCCCCAGCAACGTTTGAATGGTGTCGCGCGCTTCAGCCAGACGACTGCGATAGGTTCTCAGGCTCACGCCCAGGGCTTCGGCCTTCTCAAACTGGCCGATACCCTCCTGCTCATAACTGGCGATGTTTCGACGAATAACCACCGACCACCAGTTAGCGCCGTACTCCAGGCGCAACACGTCAGCACGCAACGGATGGGCGACAAACATGCTGTACACCGCCGCCTCGATCATGCTTTCCAAACCATCGACCGGCCCGCTGACTGGGCCTGAGCCACCGAAAAAAATCTCACCTTTGTTGTCGATGAGCTTGGCCAGCATTGATTTACCGCCGGCCGTTCCAACGCTCTCCGGCCAGCTCCAGCGCGCCCAAAGCTCAAGGGCCTGATCGAGACGGTTATTGTTTTTGCGCCTTGCCATACCGCCCCTCCCCTTTTTAGCCGCCGGCTTCGGGCGTTAACTTGTAGCCATTGCGCTGGCCTTTTTTGCAGGACGGAAAGGTCAAGCCGCTGGTGCAGACCGGCAGGTCAAACAGGTACTCCACTCGCTGACACACCGCACAACCCAAGGTACGCAACTGCTGCACCTCGACGATCTTGGCCGGGTCGCCGTAGGCATACCTCGGCAAGGCCGGACTATCGCGCAGGGCCATCGGCCAGATCCTCCAGCATTGCGCGCACCGACCCACTGCGCGCCAGATAGGCCAGCAGCGCCTCAGACAGCGCCTCCATCGGTTCGCGAACGTGGGCAAAGCCCTTCTGTCCATCGGTCACCATCAGGTCGCCCCGGCGAATGCTCACCACGCTGGACGGGCGGCTGTACAGGTGCCAAACAAATCCACCACGGCGGCGGATTTCGGCGGCCTCCAGCTCACTCAAACAGTGCGCGACAATCACGCCTTCGACGGCCGAGCGCTCAGCCGCGGCGTCGGTTGGACCGTCGAGAAAGGCCTGCAGAATCTCGACGCGGCGCGACGGGTAATCCGCGCTTGGCGTGGCCTGGGCATAGGCCGCCAAAGGCCCCTTGCCGGAACTGACGAGGCGGTCGGCTATTTCCAGGCGCTCTTTTGGATAGCCGCCAGACAGTGCAATCAATAACAAGGAAATTCCCCTCGGGCCGGCCGTCAGCGGCGAGCCACTTCTAATTTTTCTTTGCGCACAGTCTTCAGAAAGTTATGCAGGTTCGGCGGCGTGAGCCCCGCACCCGCTTTCATTGCCAGCTCTATGGCGGCATTCATCTCGTCAATCGTGACGTTCGTTGCGCACCAGTGGCGGAACAAAGACTGGTTGTAAGGGTCTTTGCCATGGTGCGCCGGCATGCTCAGTTCGGCGGCCAACCATTGGCACCACTCATTGGCGACCTTGGGCAGCTGTGAGGCCGGAACAAATCCACCCGGGTCAGCCAGCGTTATGCGTAACGGTGCGCCCGGCTCGGGGCTTTGCTCCACGGACAAAAAACCGTCCGCCGCCACATAGGTGAGGAACACATTCAGCTCAAGCGGGCCGACCTGCAAAGCGTCACGCCAGTCACTGGCCGGCAGCTCGATAACCCCTAAGGCATGGTCAGGGCTGGAAGACAGCAGCTCCAGCAACTTGATGAGGCGAGCAAAGCCCGGCAGGCCGAAACGCTGCTCGACCTTGAGGACGATCGGCAGTGAAGAGAAATTGATAGGGAGATTAAGCGACGCCATGCTTCACCCCCCGGCCTTCAGCAGCTTGCGGGCGAATGGCGCAAAAATACCGTTCCAATCAACGGCACCTTCAGACAGCAAAATGATGTTCATGCAGGACGTTAGGCGTGGCATGCGCTCTTTGCGATACCAGGCGGCTACGGTGCGCGGGTTTTCACCCAGCAGACTGGCTACCAGGCGCAGGCGGGCTAGGCTCACCCTTCCCGGTGGCTCGGCATCGCCGATGGTTTCAATCCACTGGTTCAGTTCCACAAATAGACACTCTTTCACACGATTCGTGTAAGTCTATTTCCAGATCCACCAAACCTTCAAGCTTTTTTTCTTGTGCTATACACTTAATGTGTATATTTCTTCGGGTTACAGATAATATTCATCAATTGACAAGGTGTGGCCATCACGGCGCCCATTGAGAGATTGCGCATGTCCGAATTATCAACAATTGTTTCCGGCCGCTTAAGGCAGTGCCGACTCCAGGCTGGCTGGACGCAGGTCGGAACGGCGGAACGCCTCAACTCTTTATCGGGTCAGTCGATCACCAAATCGGCGTACTCGAACTGGGAGCTTGGCCTACGTATGCCACTCCCCGAACAAATCATTCATCTGGCCAAATTATTTGGAAAGCCACCCGCCTGGATTCAGGGCTTTACTGAAAATGACAGTTTGGGGGCCATATCCGCTAATTATGTGACTGCCAACACCCCTAACATATCCACCAAGACGGGCCTGCTGCCGGTCACGCAAGCCACGGACTCAACGGCTTATAGCCTGGAGTATCTAGCGGGTCGTGGACTTAACAAGAACAAACTACTGTCCATCCTCCAGCTCGATACCAGCATGCACGGAGTCATAGAAGAAGGTGACGAGGTATTGCTCGACGGCGACTCGACCGAGGTACGCGGCGCCGGCCTGTTTGGCATCGTTGTCTCAGGTCTGATCTGGATACGCTGGATACGCCCGGAAATGGGCGACACCTTTACCTTGTGGGCCGAGGATCGGGAAAACTACCCGCCGAAAACCCTGACCCGCGAAGAGCTGGACGAACTGGATATTGTCGGACGCGTGGTCCGTGTCGCCCACGACAGATAAAAAGTAAGCCCTTGATCCGAGGCCTTTTCTATTGTTGCAATTTACACTTTACGTGTAACATCACACGCAACTTAGGAAAGGCAGGGTTCACCATGCAGCAAGGTAGCAATCAAATCGTCAGCGCCGCGACTCCCGGTGGGCTCGCGCAACCGCAGCAGGCGGCGTGGTATCAGGCCGTGCAGGAAATTGGCGCCATGTGCTCCGGCATTCAGCATATTTCCAGGTACTGCGCCGATCAGGGGCATGTGACCCAAGATCACATTGAACAGATTGCGGCGCTATCGAGTGTCATGCACCGACACCTGGCTACTCTCGGCAGCGCGATTGCTGACCACTGATTCCCCCCTCTTCATCCATCGCAAGGAAGCGTCCCCCATGAATGCCCGCGCTCAGATCCACGGCGAGGAAGTCATCGGCTACCCCGGCCAGAACCTCACGGACCACGAGCTGTTTGTTCTGGTCAAAACCGCCGAGGGCTTTCCCACACCCGTAATCGCCGCTGAATTGCACATTGACGACGTCGGCATGCGTTTGGTGGAGCGCAATATCTTGAGCAAGCTAGGCGCCAAGAACAAAGCGCACATGATCACGCGCGGCTTCACCTTGGGTGTTCTGGTTCCGCAAGCGCTGTGCGTCATGCTCTGCATGATCGCCGCCTTGGAAATCGACACCGACTTCAATCGTCCACGCTCCCAGCGCCGTAGCCGCACCCTCACCGAATTTTCGCGCAGCGTACGCACCTCCCCGGCTTCGGCCGGCGGCCCGCCCTCCAAGCAAATTCTCTACGTCTGACCAATTCGTTATTTCGTTATTTCGTTAAATCGTTATTTTCTTGATCCTCGGCATGGGGCGGCCTATACTCGCCCATACGTTAACGAATTAACGAAATGACGAATTAACGAAATAAGGGAATTCTCACCGTGGCTTTGAAAATTGGCTTTGCAACTCAAAAGGGTGGCCCTGGCAAATCCACCGACGCACGCGGCACAGCTGTCGGCTTCGCGCAAAACGGCTGGGCAGTGAAAGTCGCCGACTTTGATCTCAACCAATCCACTTGCACCCGATGGCATCAACGCCGCCTGCAGCGCGGTCACCAACCTGAAGTATCGGTCGAACAGTTCGGCTCTGTTGCTCATGCGCTCAGCCGGGCCGACGATTATGACGTGATGATCTTCGACGGCGCACCGCGCGCCAGTAAGGACACCGCCGCGATGGCAGAAGCGTGTGACCTGCTGGTTATCCCAACCGGCCTATCGGTTGACGACCTCGACCCGGCTGTCGAGCTGGCCGACGCGCTGCACTACAAGCATGGAATCCCCGTTGAGCGCATCGCGTTCGCCTTGAACCACGTCGGCGACAGCTTGGCCGAACTGGAAGAGGCTCAAGAGTATTTGAGTCAGAAGCCCTATCACGTTCTGGCCGGCTACCTGCCGCAAAAAGTCAGCTATAGCCGCGCCATGGACGTTGGCTTGTCGGTGATTGAGGTTTCACACAAGGGGCTGCGCGCCCAGGCCGAACAGCTAATTAGCGCGATCATCCAGCGGGCGACTGCGCTACAATCCAAGTAACGAATTGACGAATTAACGAATTAAAGGAAACTGCGCAATGACTGTCGACGCCCCAAAACCACCCAAGCGCAAACCCTCTACCAAGGGCACGGCGCCGGCTTCACCACTGGCGGCCGAAGCATTGGCCAAGGCTGGCCATACGACCCAAGCCGCACCCGAAGAACTGGTGACCGCTAACTTCAAGGTCGACGCCGCGTTCAAGCATGAATTAAAGATGTTCGCCGCCATGCATAAAATGAGCATGGTCGACGTGCTGCGACAAGGTTATGCCTTGCTTAAGGAAGCCAAGGGCGGAAAGTGATCGCCGACTAACAACAAGCCCCGCACTTGGCGGGGCTTTTTTATGTCCGCGTGACAGGTCACGACTCGACAATAAACGCCCGAATGCCCAGGCTACTGGTGAAACGCTCCAGGGTGTCGAGGCTGGCCCAGGTGCGCACTGCCTCGCGCTGCGAACGTACGGCCAACCAATTCGACGCCGGACCACCCAGGCGCACATAGACCGCCCAGCGCTCGCCGTGGCGCGCTGCCTTGCACTCGCGCACCGAATGCCCGGCGATCAGCTCCAGCAACTGCCCTTCGTCGAAGCCTTTGCGCTTCATAGCACCGCCGGCCTTGCATCAAAAAAAACCACCTCAACCCCTCATGCCAAGTCAACACCCGCCAGATACCCCGGGCTGGCCATACAGCCCGGCCCCGGCATGGCGTCCAGTATGCCGCGCAGCGTACCAATTGACCGCCCTCGACGCGACGACCATTCAAGATCGAGGGTCTGCGCCGTCAGCGGAATCACCTCGCGATAATCGAACCCATCGGCACCGAAGTCGCGCAGGGCCAGCACCAGGGCATGGCTACGGGCATAAGCAGCATACAGGTGCGCCGTCCCGACCCAATAGGCGCACAACACCCGTTCGGCGGCCGGTACGTCGGCAAAGTCCGGCGCCCCGTTGGCGACCATTATTTGCCCTCGACCAATTCATCAGCCGTTACGCCGAAGAACTGCGCACCGAACAGCTGCACGCCCTCACGCCAGCGGGGCAACAGACGGCGGCGAGCAGCCCCGGCAGACTGGACCAGCTGCCGGCGGTAAGGGGCCACCTCGGCCGCGCTCAGGCCCATGGCTTGCAGCCGGGCCAACAGCGACTCAATGAACCAAGCGTGATGCTGTATCTGCGCCAGACTGTCGAGCGCAGCAAACTGATCCAGCTCGCCAATCAAGCCGCAGGCCCACGCGTGTCGCTGCGACACCGTGGGCACCGGCAGATCCGCCCAGGCGCGCGCCCTGACGCGGTAGATACGAAAGGAATACGCGTCGCCCTCCTTGGCGTAGCGGGCCGCGACCCGTCGCTTCCAGTGCCCACGCACCACCCCTTGACCCTCCAGCTCGATCAGCAGCCAGCGCGCCCGATTCAGGCCGATGCCAAAGCGGCGCTTCAGCGCCCCGGGACCGGTGAACCGCCGCGCCGCGACAAAGCGCGTCACCGCTGGCAACAGCGGATCGGACCAGGCCACGCCGCGCGGGGCCGTGTGGCCGATGGGTGCGTAATGGATCGGCAGCGCCTGGAAGTCCTGCAGGATGGGGCCGCTCATTGCTCATACCCCGCCAGATAACCCGGTTCTTTTTGATCCATCAGCAAGCCGCGCAGGGTCCAGGCCAGGCGCCCGGCCTCATCGGCCAGGCGAGCGTCCAGGGTGTCGGCACTGACCGGCGCCACGTCGTCGACGCTGTAGGTGCCAGGGCCGGCGATGGCATTGGCCAGGGCCAGCGCCTGGGCTTCGTCCTCGGCCGCATAAATGTCGTCATCACCGACCCAGAAGGCCAACAGCGGCCGGGTCAGGTCGCGCACAGGGCTGCTCATTGGTCGTCGTCCTCGTCCTCGTGCAGCTCGATGGACTCGCCGCCGTCCTCAATGATGGCCAGCGCCGCGTCGTCGAACAGGTGATGTAACGGCGTCGCGCCCTGCTCGTCTTCGCGCAGCAGCTGCGCGACCAGTTCGGTGACAAAGCGCGGCCGGTTGACGATGGTGGCCGCCGCCATGCCATCGCCCTGGACCGGCCATTGGTCACCCATGGTCACCGAATGACAGAGGGTGTCGACGTGGATACGAATCACCAGTTCGTCACCCTCACGGGCCACGCTCGGCAGGATCAAGTCAGGGGTAGTCGTCATGCGTTGAATCTCCTTTCTCAGTGAGTTGTGACGCGTCACGCGCCGGACTTGGCCAGAACAGCCGACTTCACACGCTCCGCCTCTAGCAGATCCTCGCCCTGCTGCGACAGCTCCCACAGCGCCGGGCTGCGCTGTACGCGGATCAGCAACCCCAATTGCGTCAGCAGGTCGAACCAGTGGCGGCCGATATCGGCGCCCTGGTTGTCCTCGGCGCACGCCCAAAAGCGCTGCAACTTGCTGACGACCTTGGTCGCAAACGGCGCCGGCTCGCCGACAAACTCGGCCTCCAGCAGCACCGCCGGATCGGCGACCTTGGCCATGCGCGCGCACTCACGCGCCCATTCGTCGCGGGTGTAGCTGCCCGCGCCGTTCAACATGCGTTCCATCTTGCGGCTGAAGTAATCGACATCGAGGCCGTGGCTGTTTTTCATCGCGTTGAATCTCCTTTTCTCAATGGGTTGTGACGCGTCACGCGGCGTTATTCGCCCCGTTGCCTCTCAGCCGGCTGGCCGGTCACCCGCGCCTGTATGGCGGCCCAGGTCGGCGTGTATTCCGGCCAGTCGCTTTCGATGACCAGACATTCGCGGCGTGGCAGATGGGCCAGCAGGGACAACATCGGTTCAACCAAGCTGCTGCGATAGCCGACCGGAACGTTTTCCAGGTCGCTGCACTTGATGACGATGTAGCGGTCTTCGCGCTGAAAGGGCGGGTGGGGCATTTCGCTGTCGCGGGTGGGGTGTTCCATGGCGGGCGGTTCTCCTTGGCGAGTGAGTGGCGGTGTGTGCGTAAAATCACTTTAAGCATAAATGATATATCACTTATGGCACTTCTGATTACCACAGGCGCAAAAAAAGACCCCCGGCAGACTCACATCTGACGGGGGTCATTGAACATATAACGCGTTATCCGTAACGCGCGGGTCACTCGCGCGCGGCGCGGGCCTCTTGCAGCGCCTGGGCGATTTCACCCGATAGGCGCTGTTCATCCTCACCGGTGATCGCCTCGACGGCATACAACGCCGCGACGTAGGCGATCGCATAGACCCGATTAAACTCAATGTCTTTATCCGTGCGCGCCGCGCGCAGGCTGTCGATTTGGTGGCGTGCCTCGCCCAGGGCGAAAGCGCGGGGGTTATTGGCGACCGGTTCCGGCGTGTCATGCTCAGGCATCCACAGCGCCGCCGGATCAATGCCTAGGACAACCGACAACGGCTCGACCATGTCGCTCATGATGCCGCGCAAGCCCAGCTCCCAGTTGCTGCAAGTGCTCGCCAGGACTTTGGGATAACCCTGCGCCTGGATCAGCTGCGCGAGTTCGTTCAGGGTCAGCGACTTGGCCGCCCGAGCGGCGCGAATCACCTGGCCAATGCGGGTGACGTCTTCGGCGTATTGCTCAGAAGTGCGGCCGGCGGATGTGCTCATAATCGGGGTTCCTTGGGTATGTGTGCGCATTATTTACAGGTTCGGCCCAGGCGGAAAAGTTTTACCGAAAACGGGTAAGGTTTTTCCGGTCCAGCGCTCGGCGCGGCTGGCTTCGCGGATACGCGCCGAACCGGCGTCGTAACAGGCCGGGCACCAGCGGCAGCCGTAGACCTGGCACGGTGCGCCGCAGTCCTCACAGGTGCCATTGGCGTGATTGGGGTTGTCGGGGAACTTGGGGGGCGGCTCGATCATCGTGGGGGATTCCTTTCAATTGAAACGTTACGGGTAACGCCGGGTTATTCGCCCGGCTGTTTGCGGTAGTCGGTGGGCAGGCCGGCCGCCTTGAGCCGCGCGGTCAGCACCGCCACGGCGTCGAAGGCCTTGGCGCGGTCGGCAATTTCGGCGGCGTTCTGGCTTTCAAGGCTCGCGATTGTCCGGCGAAGCTCGGTCACCTCGTCCACCTTGCCCGACGCCGGCACAGCGCCGCCGACTTCGGCGACAATTTCCTGCAGGGTGCTTTGCAGGCGCTGGACTTCCGCGCGGGCCTTGGCCAGCTCGCGGCTCAGCTGATCGGTTTGTTTGCGCTCGTCTTCGTAAGCCTTCCAGCCGCGTTTAGCCTCCTGATCGCGGCGCTTTTCACCATTCAAAATCCCTTGGTCGTGGCCCAGCTGCTCAAAAAAAGCCTCAGTCCACAGGTGCGAGCCTTTGAAAATGCGGGTCAGGCTGTCGCGATAACTGTCATCGCTCAGGAACGCCAGATCAGCGCGCGCCGTGCAAAACGCATCGATCCCGATATACAAATGATCGAAGTCGTTCCGGGTCAACAGCACCGAACGGGCGCCCTGCTCGGCTTTTAATTCGCGCTGCCGCAACCGAAAGGCCCGCTGTCGCGCGGCGTTGCTCAGCGGCACTTTGGCATCCGGGTCGTGCGGGGCATCGCCGAACATCGCCAGCTGGCCGTCAGGCCGCACACCGGCCAGGGCATCGATCAGCCAGGCCGGGCGCTTCTCTGGATGAAGGCGCGCCCAGGCATTGGCCGCGATGGGCTTGGCCCCGCCTTCGGCGTGCAGCAGCTCCAGCACCAGGCGCCGCGCCGCTTGATCCACCGTTTCACCCAGGCACGACGTCACCGTCAGCATCGCCGCGCGAAACCCCTCAGCATTGATAAACGGCTTATCCAGATCCACCGCATGCAAGGCGCAACCGTGATGGTTGCCGAGCATGTCGGACGACAGCACCACGCGCAGGCGCAGGCCTTCGACCTCTAGCAGAAACTCGCCGTCCTGGCCCCAGCACGGCACCTGCCCAGGCTTCGCCGCCACCGCGCGCGCCAAGACCCTGGCCGCGCGACTGTCGTCCGCCGCGCACCCTTGAAGGGTTTCCCCGTTGAGCTTGTAGACCAGCGCGGTATAGGCGCCCTCCATCTGATCCAGCACCGCGACATGCCCCGCGATAACGGCGTCGTGATACTGCTCGGCGCACTGGCGGGCGATGTCGGGGAACTGCTCAGGCAGGACATTGGCAAGCTCAGCCACCAGCGCCAGAAACTCGGGACGCTCTTCACGGGGGATGTATTGCAGGGGTTTGTTGCGGGCCATCGCGGGCACTCCATTGTGAACCCCAGCCACTGGCTGGGGCCGCTTCCTTAAAGACCGATTTCGTCCATCAGGCTATCTAAAGCGTCGTCGCCTTCGCGGTTCTGGTAGGCCGTCAGCAGCGCGGCGCGCGTCATGTTTTCTACAGGTGGCAGCACAGCACCACCCATAAAACGGACGACCTCAATTAGACGGGAAGTTGGGAGTTGGTTGGCCGCTTGTTGCATTAGGGCCGAGTGTTGCGCGGTGGTCATCGGGTCTGCTCCGGTGGTGGCCCTGGGTGAATCCCCCGGCCTTGGAGCAGACTTTAAAAACTTTTCGTTAATTCGTCAATTCGTTATTTCGTTATTTCGTCATTTGAGTAACTGGGCGCATCGGCCAGACCCGCATAGATGCTCAGCAGGCGCCACACCGCATACGGCGCCTCACCGTCACCGCCGGCCCACTTGCGAATCTTTCGGGCATCGACACCCACCAACATGCCGGCCTGACTGGCCGACAACTCAGCCACCCGCAACAGTTCGCGAAACTCGGCTACGCTCGGGGGCTGCCATCCAGGCACGTACGCATCAAACAATCC